TTTATGCTGAAATTTTAGAAGATGTGGAGGGTGCTTTATGGAACAGAAATATGCTTTCAAAAGCACTCTTGAATAATACAAATAAATTACCAATTTTTACAAGAACAGTCATAGCTATTGACCCAGCTGTAACGCAAAACAAATCATCAAATGAAACAGGCATAGTGGTTTGTGCAAGAGGTGAAGATAACAAATTTTATATCATTGATGATGTATCAGGTAAGTACACACCTGATGGTTGGGCAAGAAAAGCAGTGGACACTTATTATAAATACGAAGCAGACAAAATTATAGCTGAAGTAAATAATGGTGGAGATTTAGTTGAAAGAGTGATAAGGAATATAGATGGTAATGTTTCTTATGGTAGTGTAAGAGCAACTAAAGGAAAGTATTTAAGAGCAGAACCCATATCTGCTTTATACGAACAAGACAGGGTCAAACACTTACAACCCTTTCAATTTTTAGAGGATCAAATGACAAATTATAACCCAGCAACATTTACAGGCAGTCCTGACAGATTAGATGCTTTGGTTTGGGGTTTAACAGAACTATCAATGAGAACAGGAAAAGTTAATTGGAGAATTACTTAATGGCAACAATATACGACAATTTAAAAAATTTATTTACAACAAAAAAAGCAATAGAGAAAAAAGAAGCACCTATCGTTTATTATAACTCTCTAGGTTATGATACGACTAATAAAATTGCTTATGAAGATTTAGCTACAGATGGCTATCAATCTAATGCTATTGTTAATAGATGTATCAATGAAATAGCAAACAACGCAAGTAGAGTTAAAATCAATTTATTTAGAGGTGAGCAAGAACTAGACAACCACCCTTTACTTGATTTACTTTACAATCCTAGCCCAACATTATCACAAGTAGAGTTTTTTCAATCTGCTTTTTCATATTTACTTATTTCAGGGAACAACTATATGTTGTCTGTTGCAGGAGATAGAACCCCACCTACAGAATTATACAATTTAAGACCTGATAGAATTAGAATTAGAACAGGTAATAGAGCAATGCCACAATCTTATGATTATGTACTTAACGGAAACATAGTTGAGAGTTATGAAGTAGATCAAGCTACAGGTAATTCTAAAGTCAAACACATAAAACTATTCAATCCGTTAGACGATTATTATGGTATGTCCCCAATATCTGCTTGTAGTGTAGATATAGACCAACACAATTTAGCAAACAAACACAACGTAAATCTTTTACAGAATGGTGCTAGACCTAGTGGTGCTGTTATATTTAAACCTAAAGATGAAACAGGTGGGCACGTACAATTATCAGATGTTCAAAGAGATCAATTAGTTAATGATATTAATCAAAGATTTAGTGGCACAGGTAATGCTGGTAAGCCAATGTTATTAGAAGGAGATTTTGACTGGAAAGAAATGGGTCTATCTCCTAAAGATATGGACTTCATACAATTAAAAAATATGTCAGCTAAAGACATAGCTTTAGTTTATGGTGTACCTAGTCAGCTTATTGGTATTCCTGATTCACAAACTTACTCAAACTTTGCAGAAGCTAAACTCGCATTATACAACGAAACAATTATTCCATTACTAGATAGATTTCAAGGTGATCTTAATGAATGGCTTACACCAATGTTCGGTGAGGGTTTAGAATTAAGATACGACATAGACTCAATACCAGCTATGGCAGAACAAAGAAAAAGAGTTTTTGAATCTGTAGTAACTGGTGTTCAGAATGGAATATTAACAAGAAACGAAGCAAGAGAGCAATTAGGTTATGAAACAGTTGATGGTGGTGATAGCTTATTAGTACCAGCAAACCTAATGCCACTTAACATAGCTTCCGAAGAAAACGATACAAATGTCGGTGAAGATATACCTACAGAAGAAGTAGCAGAAGAAGCTAACGAACCTGAAATAATGGTAGAAGAAAATAACTACGGCGAGATAGACGAGATTATAAAAGCTGTTAGTGACATTAATACAACGCCTACAGATGGTATGGTTACCGAAGCTAAAAAGGGTATTGAGTGGAGAAAAGAATTTAATAGAGGTGGTACTAGAATAGGTGCTACTAGAGCAAGTCAGATAGTTGCTAAAGAAAGATTATCACCAAGCACAGTTAAGAGAATGTTTAGTTTTTTTAGCAGACACGAGAGCGATAAAGAAGCACAAGGATTTAGACCTGGAGAAGATGGCTATCCATCTAATGGAAGAATAGCTTGGGCATTATGGGGTGGAGATGCAGGATTTAGTTGGTCAAGAACAGTAGCAGGACAGATTGATAGAGAAAGAGATAAATTCTATGAAGATGAGATTGAAGAAAAACAAGTTACTGCTGCAGTTAAAAAAGGATTACAAAATAAAGTTGATAAGCATAATGAAAAGCACGGAGATAAAAAAGGAAAAAGAGTTACATTAAGAATGTTATCTGCTGTATTTAAAAGAGGTATAGGTGCTTATAGAACTAATCCAGGAAGTGTAAGACCTAGTGTAACTTCAGAAGAACAGTGGGCTTACGCTAGAGTAAATGCTTTTCTATTTGCAGTTAGAACAGGAAAATTTAGAGGAGGGAAGTTTGATTTGGATTTATTACCAAGTGGACACCCTTTAGCAACATAATGAAAGACGTTAGACTTTATGTTGAAAAAGATAAGAAAACAAAAAGATTTGAAGTTGTAGTAAGAATAGGTGATTTTAATAGTAAGGAAGAAGCAGCAGGTCATGCATCGTACATCTTTTTAACACAGAGCATAGACTTTGGTAGAAGAGAGTATGTAACTGACTTAAAAGAATTATTTGATTTAGAATCTTATGACATTAAAAAACTGCATTAGTTTATTAGTATTAATACTTTTAACTTCTTGCAAATTAAGTGAAGCTAGTTTTAACCCACAGACCTCTATGGTTAAGTGGGTGTTAGAGAAAAAAGTAAAGGATAAGAAAAAAAATGATTTTTAATAAAAGACAATTACTTACATTCAAACAAGTTAGAGAAAGAACTTGGTATGCACAAAACAGATTAAGAGAACCATACAGAAAAAATTTTAGAAATGTTTTAAAGATTTTCTTCAACAAGTTTGGCGATAAAGTAAAAATTGCATACAGTAATAGAAGTCAGATAGAGTTAGATATAGAATTAAGAAAACAGACAGAACAGCTAAAAAGAATATTTAGAGTACAGTATATGGTAATAGCGAATGCCTTTAAACAGAATGCTCTAGGTCAATTTTTTGTAAAAGACTTTGATGCTGAATTTAATAGAAGATTAGAAGAATTTATTGATACTGAAACTGGTATATGGGTTACAGAAATTGATGATACAACTAGAAAGAGATTAGCTAAAGTTATAGATAAAAGTTATAATGATGGTTTATCTACAGAAGCAACAGGTACAGCTTTAAGAAATACACTTATCGGTATGGGTGTATATAGAGCAAACCTTATTGCTAGAACAGAAACGCATAGAGTTGCATCTTTTGCAAACGAAACAGTTGCAGAGTCTATGGGTATAGCTGGTACAATTAAAGAATGGGTGGCTATACAAGATGAAAGAACAAGAATTACTCACGCAATAGCTAGTGGTCAAAAGACTGCATTAGAAAGTAGCTTTGTTGTAGGAGGAGAACTTTTAAAATATCCTGGAGATCCTAGAGGGTCAGCAGGTAATACTATCAACTGTCGGTGTGCTGCAATATATACAACACCTGACTTCTTATAAGGAGAAACAAAATGGAAATAATAATTGGAATAATAATTGGAATTGCTTTATGTAGAAGCAACGATAAATACAAATGGGTAAGCAAAGCTAAAGGAAAAATTTGGAAAAAATAATGCCTTTAGTAAAACCTAACAATAAAGAAAAGAGAGAAGATTTCATTAGTAGATGCATGTCAGATGACAAGTCTATTTCTGAATATCCAGCAACAGATCAAAGATTAGCTGTATGTAGTTCTCAATATGAAAATGGAAAAAAGGAGGAATATTCTATGAACGATATAGAAAAGATGGGACAAGCTATAAAGTCTTTGACAGATGTTATCTCATCTAAAGCAAAAAAACCAGAAGATGACATGAAAGAAGCAAGAGATGAAGATATGTACGACAACCCTACTGAAGCTAGAGATAAAGCAAAAGAGATAGGTTGTGTAGGTGTTCACAGTATGGACAAAGATGGCAAAACAATTTTTATGCCTTGTGGTACTCACTCTGCTTATGAAGAAGCAATTAGTAAAGGTTATGGATCAGATGAAGAAGAAGATAAATACCATAAGAAACCTAAAAAGAAACCAATGAAAAGTGTTTGTGTGTGTCAAGATGACGGAGTTTGTCAATGTGATACAGAAATTAAAAAATTAACTTTTCATTCAGAAGTAAAAGCGAATGGTGATAAAGGAACTTTTACTGGTTATGGTTCTATATTTGGTAATGAAGATCAAGGTAGTGATATAATGCAAAAAGGTGCTTTCACTAAATCTTTAGAAACCAGACCAGCAAGAAAAGTAAAATTATTATATCAACATAAAACAGATGAACCTATCGGAGTATTTGAGGATATGTACGAAGATGAAAAAGGTTTATTTGTTAAAGGCAAACTAGCTATGGGTACTCAAAAAGGTCGTGAAGCATACGAACTATTAAAGATGGGTGCATTAGATGGTATGTCTATAGGATTTAGAGCAGACCCTGAAAAGCAAGGATACAACGAAAGTAAAAGAGGCACTAGAACTCTTAAAGAAGTTGATCTTATGGAAATCAGTTTAGTAACTTTCCCAATGAACGAAAGTGCTTTAATTGAAACTGTAAAAGGCAATGCTAAAAATATTCGAGAGTGGGAAAAAATCTTGCGTGAAGCAGGAGGTCTTTCTCGGACAGAGGCTAAGATTGGTGCGAAAGCATTATCTGAATCTTTATCACAGCGAGATGCTGGAGATGACAACAAACAGTTAGCTGACTTAATAAACAAAGTCGCTGACATAATTAAACAATAACAAAGAGGAAATAACAATGGATAATAACGAAGTAAAATCTGCTGTAGAAACTCTTGGTAAAACTTTTGAATCTTTCAAAAACGCAAATGATGAAAGACTAAAACAGATCGAAAGCAAAGGTGCTTCTGATCCTGTGACGGAAGAAAAGTTATCTAAAATCGACAAAGAATTAGATAAGTATGCTGACATTGAGAAATCATTGAAAGCAAACGAACTTTCGCAAAAGGCACAACAAGAGCAAATGGCAAGACTTGAAACTATTGTATCAAGACCTGACTTTGGTAAAGGTTCACCAGCTGAATCAATGCAAAAGAAAGTTTACGATAAATGGTTAAGAGAGGGAAAAGAAGGACTTTCACCTGATGAGGTTAAAGTTTTAACTGTATCTAACGATGCAACAGCTGGTTACCTTGCTCCACCTGAGTATGTGAGAGAGTTAATCAAAGGCATCATAGAGTATAGCCCAGTAAGATCACTAGCTAGAGTAAGAACAACAACTCAAAGAAGCGTACAAGTTCCAAAAAGAACAGGAACTTTTTCAGCACAATGGGTTGCAGAACAAGGCACTAGAAGTGAAA